ACTCGGCACAGTACCTACTGATGGGCGCTGTGAAATCACCTTAAATGGAAACGGCTCATCGTCTTACATCGCAGCCTTGCGTATTGACGGCAAGCTCCTCGTGGACCAAGGCGTTCGTGACCTTGGCGACAACAAGCTGGTCAAGGAAACGCCTTACAACGCATCTCTCACCTGCTCTGACTCAACCGAACTAGCCAATATGGTTGGTCCGATCACGATGACGGATAGCAACGGTGATCTGGTTACGCCGCAGACGAGTGAGATTACGGGTGTTGAGGATGAATCTAATTTCAACCAGTCTGCTACGTGGAGTAGCTCTACGTATGTTGCTGGTAACTTCTACAGAGGTTCTGCCCTTGCACTTTTTGACAACGTAGAGTCAGGACCGGGCTCTAGTGGTGACTATGCGCTACCTCCTGATGGTGAGTCTATTGTTCTCACATTTACGGAGTTTAGTGATGCATCGACTGTTGAGCTTCAAATTGAGGGCGTAGGTAACTCATTGAAAATCAATGGTTCATTTGTTACTCTTCCCTCCGGGTCTCCCGTCACAGCCACTTACTCTGTTAGCGGTCTGTCTACTATCGAAATCATCTTTAACGGTGGTTCTAACTACTGCTACGTAGGTTCGATTACAGTTGATGGTCAAAAATTAGTGGATCCTGGTATCTCAGGTGCAACACTAACCGGTAATAAAATCCTCACCTTCGCCGACAACACCGACCTGGATTACTTCAGCCCTGGGGATGTGGTGCAGGATCGTTCCGTTACTGTTTCAGAAGTACCTGATCCATCTCTGGCTATAGATGGTGATATCTCGACTTACTCTGATGCTACCTCGATTAAATTTGTATTCGGAACACCACAAGTAGGTCTAATTCGGGCTTACAACAACGGAACTACTGGTGGTGAACTGGTACGAGTAGATGCTAACGATATAGTGACGTTTTATACCAGCTCAGATCGGACTTTATGGTTTGAAATTTACACAGCCACTGCATTAACAGAACTAACCTTAACAAGGGTGTATGCAAGTGACAAAGATCCTTCCGCTAGTAAGCTCAGAATTGGTGCCATTGAGGTGGATGGTACCATTGTAACTCAAGGTACTAATACTTCTGTCGTCTCCGTAGACGCCGCCAACAATCAAATGGTTGTGGATGGTGGTGAGTGGGATAACACAAACCAAAGTCAGGTTTGGAGTGACAACTTTGTTGAAACTGATCTTGTTAATCCCCAAAGAGGTTTTGACGGAGATATTCCAAACGGATGTAGTCGTGCTGAAGTAGGTTCTTACGTTAAGTGGGAAGCTCCTAATGCGTTAAGCGGTGATATTGTTGTTTATCAAACCGTTACTTCTGGTGCAGCCACTTCTATCGTATGTGAGCTTTTGGCAGCTGATAACAATACGGTGCTATACACTAATACAAATACATCAGTCACAAATAATGGCACTATTTATGAGCATTCGTTTTCTAGCACTACTAATGTTAAATACGTTAAAGTCAGGGAAATTGGAGGAGCTAGTTTTACCAACTTCAATGGTTTAAGAGTTGAGGGCAAACTCCTCGTGGACGCTGTCAACGACAGTCAGGTTTGGAGTTCTTTGTGGGAGGAAGTGGCTGGTTTACCCTCTCCAATCAACAGTCCTGAGCTTGGATTTGATGGAAACTTATCTACTGTTGGCTCAGGAAGTTCTACAACTAAAATTGATTTAAGTTCCTACGGCTTTGCTAATCAAGTTGTCGAGTGGTACAACTCCAACGGAGACAAGCAAGGTGCAAACTTAAACGATGAAGCTGACCCAACAGGCACTGGAACTAGCGCCGCTGGTTGGTACACACTCGGCACAGTACCTACTGATGGGCGCTGTGAAATCACCTTAAATGGAAACGGCTCATCGTCTTACATCGCAGCCTTGCGTATTGACGGCAAGCTCCTTCTGGACCCAGGCGTCCGTGACCTTGGCGACACCTCCATTACCGGTGACACCCTAGAAGCCTCTGCAACCGACGTGGTTGGTGTAGATGGTAATACTCTCCAGATTGATGGAGTGTCGGGCACTTGGCATACAGGACTACACATTAAAGGTGCACAAGTTACATCATATGCACCTTCTCCTAATTCAATTGTCTTCACTTCGATGAATGGCGGTACAACTCCTGTCACTGGTACAGATGCATCTCTAACTAGTCGTGTCTGGACTCTTGAACAGAGTAATAGTCAAAGCGGACCTTGGACTGCTGTAGGCGAGTATGTTGATACTAGCGCTAATGATAATCAAGATGGTGCTACTCCCTGGGAAACTAAACCTCAGTTAGAACCTAATACTTACTATCAAGTTAAAGTTAAATATACCTCTGATAATGCGTCTCCTGAGGAGTCCACATTTAATACATTCAAAACAGGAGATGAATGAGTAATTTCTACCAACGCTTTAGTCCTGAGATCATTACTGAAAAAGAAATGATCGATCGTTATGGAACCAATAAGCCTATCCCGGAACTGAACATTGTTAGTACTGAGGAAGCTAAAAGGATTGTAGAAGCTGAACTTAAACTATTAACTAAATAATGTCATTTCAATATCCAGCTAATCCCTCTGACGGTGACATCATCGTTAGAGGCGATATTCTAGCTAAGTACACAAAATCGAATAATACATGGCAAGTCAGTCAGCTTGATACAACCTTTGGTATTGCTGGACCTACGGGTCCGCAAGGTCCTAAAGGTGACAAAGGTGACGACGCACAACTGAATATTGGTGGCATTGTTCCTACAGCAGAAGACCTGCCTACTCCTGGCTTCCTTGATCAAATCTGGATTACTGAAGATACTGGACATGGCTGGGTCTGGAATAACGTTTCATGGATTGATATTGGAACTATCTTGATGGGTCCTCAGGGACCTACAGGAGAAACTGGTGAAACTGGACCTACTGGACCTCAAGGTGGCCGTGGACCTACTGGACCTCAAGGTCCTCCAGGACGTGACGGTGATCAAGGTCCAGCTGGATCACAAGTTGTTGCTACCACTGAAACCCTTGGCTCTGTCAAGATTGGCCGAGGACTTGCTATCTGGCCTGACGGTTCTATTCATGCAAATAAAACTGATGTCATCATCGAGACTGCACCTATCCCTGTCGATGACAACGGACAGTCCCGTGCATCCATGTATGAACCTATGTACATCACCATGGGTGAAGCTAAGCAAGAGACATTTAGAGAAGGTTCAACTAGACCTCAGTGGTCTACAGGTACTGAATATGTAACCATGCCTGTTGAGGCTAATGCTGCCTTGGTTTGGGTATTCTATTACTCTAACCTTACTATTAACCCTCAAGTCCCTCATACTGTGGGCAATATTAGAGCAGTACGTGGTTACATCCGCAATAAGATGCGCATCTCAGGTGCTACCTATGACTCTGGTCTAGAAGATCAAATGGGTAGTGCTATGACGCATAATCTTACTGTGCCAATGAACTCAGAAATCTTTGCTAATAGAAGTTCAAACCTTACCCTATCTAAGTTTAACCAGATTAGCTTCGATCCAGGCGGTACTGTAGTTGCTTTTCAGTATGAATGTAATATCGATAAAACAGGTTGGTCTATTATGACTGGCGGTTTTGCACGCATGATTGTCATGCCGTATATTAATCGTGACGGTCAGAATGCACTTTATCCTGAAGACGACTATGAACTTCCTACTGATCCTCTAGCACGCGGTGTTGCTAAAGCACAGCGAAATGTCTCGGCATTTAGTACGCCTAGTAAGAAATGGTTTGACCTTATTGCATTGGAGAATCAGATCATTCCGTTTGATGACCCAGACTCCGAGCTTCCTATTGGCGGATCACCTGCTGATACCCAAAAGGATGATGCTGGTGAACTGAAGGTCATGATTAACGAAGGGTTGATTCAATGTGACCAGTTGAGTACTTATTACAAAGATAATGATACTCAAGTCTATGATCTTGTTCAGACATATCGTACTCAACTCCTAGAACTTAGGAATGAACCTGGACCGTCCTCTGTTGTCTTTGATGCCTGTCAGGTAATTACAGATAACTTGAATGGTATTGCAGATTATAGCTTCCGCTTTGAGGTGGATGTATGAGAAAAGTAGAAGAACAAAAAGTACAGACTAGAAACTTCCCTTTCCCTTCCTCTCCTGAGGATGGTGTCGTGGTGTTCCATCAAGACATGGTCTGTCAATACTATGCCTCATCTAACACCTGGGCATGTTCCCGACTAACTGATTATCAATGAAAAAGAAGGCCACTGAAGACCAGTTCAACGAACTTCATGGCCTTGTGACTAAAGAATTCCTCTCTCGCATTAAGTCGGGAGAGGCTACTACACAAGACCTGAAAGCCGCTTGCGACTGGCTTAAAACTAATGACATTAGCGGTGTTGCTTATGACGGTAACCCACTGGATAAGCTCTCCAAACTAATGCCTACTGTTGATCCCGAATTAGTACAATCTCGACTCTATGGCAGGAAAAACGTCTGACTATTACAAAAAGAATCCTAAGGCTGCCGCACGTAGAGTAAAGCAGCAGGCAAAGTACAACAAAACAAAGAAAGGTAAGAAACTAATTAGCGGTGCACAAAGTCTTAGAAATAAGCTTAAGTGCAAGAAAGGAGAAGATGCATCTCATACTGGACCTAAATCTGGTAAATGCGAGAAGGCATCGAAGAACCGAACACGCCCTAGAAAGGGTAAAAAATACGCTAAGAAATGACACCTTTACTTCCCTCTCCTGATTATTACACCCAAAACTTAATAGCTATGACATCCTCTGAAGCAAAGCGCCTTTGGAGGCGCAGCATTAAGGAACATTTTAACCAAACATGCGTTTACTGTGGAAAATCTTATGACCTTAACTTACTTACTCTCGATCATGTTCATCCTCGCTCTCGTGGCGGAGAAGACATCACCTCGAATGTTGTATGCGCCTGTCATAAGTGTAATCAGGCAAAAGGAAGTTCTAACTGGCTCCAGTGGATGAGACAAACATTTGGTACTTGTCCACTAAGGGAGAGTTTAATTCTATCTCACATACGATAATTTATGGCACACCATGGTCAACCGATCATGGATGCTTTATCAATAGTTGGTAATACTGTAGGACAAGGTATTGATGCATTATATGCAGCTAGAGATAAGCATCTAGGAAAACCAGAAGGTCCCTTTTGGGACACAGTCGATAAAGCCAATCAATGGCTAAATACAAGTCCTATTTCACCTATTAAGCATCTCAATGAACTTGATAAAGATGCTGAGACCGTAGGTGAGAACTTAGGTAAAAAACTCAACTTAGCTCCCGGTCTCGGTGCCCTTTTGATGGGCACTGTTGTCCCTGGACCTGGAGAGGTTAAAGCAGCTAGCAAACTGCCAAAAGTTAAACCAACTAAAGCAGTACGTGATGCAATGGTTGATAACAATCAATTCCCTAATCGTGCTGACATGAGACCCGCTGACTTTAGAGGTGTCAGTGGTGACGTACAAGCTGGTGTTAAAGGCGAAGCTATCCGTATGGAAAACCGTAAAGGTTATAAGGTAGCTAATACTGGTGTCCCTGAACCTAACTCTAAGACACCTCGTCCTTTCACTCCCCATCATCGTATGGGTATCCAAGATAACCGTGCATTCTTTGCAGGTAAGACTGGACCTGAAGCTAAGAAGCGTAGAGAAGAACTAGCAGCAGCTGGTCTTTTCCCAGGTAACCAAGACCTTAACTATGAACCTCTATTCGATGGTGTTAAGTCTGCTAAGTCTGCTAAACGAACAGGCATCCGCAGTACTGACCACGATGATGTCCATAGACTAAGCGACGCAAGACGTGCACAGCTTGGTATTAAAACCAATAAGAAGAATCGTGATCTTGATACCTTTAATGGTATTCCTATTAAAGATCTACCGGAACCTCTCCAACGTTCCCTACAGATTCAACTTGGATGGGAGGATGAGTTGATTATTGATAAAGTTCAAGGTGGACGATTCAAAGCATTCAATAAAAAGTTTGGTCACCTATCTCCTGCACAACGTAGGGATATTATCCTCAATCATCCTGAACAATTCGCTAACCTATCCACTAAGGAATAGGTATACGCTCTCAGAGATACCTAGGAGGGCCTACAAGGCTCTCTTATCCACCTCTATGTATATATTGACCTATGAACACTTTAGACCTCTTACAGGACGATTTTAAGCTCTTTCTTCAAGCAATGTGGACGCAGTTGGACCTTCCGTCTCCTACTCGTGCGCAATATGCTATCGCGGATTATTTACAACATGGTCCCAAAAGACTACAGATACAAGCATTCCGAGGAGTGGGCAAAAGCTGGATCACCGGTTCGTTTGTGTTGTGGCAACTCTTCAGGGATCCTGAGAAAAAGATAATGATTATCTCGGCCTCTAAAGAAAGAGCCGACAACATGTCTATCTTCTTACAAAAACTAATTATTGAAACCCCATGGCTTTCTCATTTACGGCCCAAAGACGATGGTGCAAGATGGTCGCGAATAAGCTTCGATGTGAATTGCTCCCCTCACCAGGCTCCCAGCGTAAAGTCGGTGGGCATCACTGGTCAGCTAACCGGAAGTCGCGCGGACCTGATGGTCCTAGACGACATCGAAGTTCCAGGTAACTCAATGACGGAGCTTATGCGGGAAAAGCTCCTACAACTGACAACAGAAGTTGAATCAATCCTTACTCCTAAAGATGACTCCCGTATTTGTATCCTCGGTACTCCTCAGACTACTTTTACTGTCTATCGTAAACTCGCTGAACGTAATTATAGGCCTTTTGTTTGGCCTGCTAGGTATCCTAGAGATTATTCCAAATATGAAGGTCTCTTAGCTCCTCAATTACAAGAAGATATCGATAATGGTGCTGAAGAATGGGGAACAACAGATGATGACAGATTTGATAATGATGACCTCATAGATCGTGAGGCATCAATGGGTCGCAGCAACTTCATGCTGCAATTCATGCTCGATACTTCCCTTAGTGATGCTGAAAAATTCCCTCTTAAAATGGCGGACCTCGTGGTTACTTCCGTTAACCCTACTTCCGCTCCTGATAACGTCGTCTGGTGTTCCGACCCTAGCAACACCATCAAGGACCTCCCAATTGTGGGACTACCTGGAGATTATTTCTACTCTCCAATGTCACTCCAAGGAGAATGGAATCCTTACACCGAAACAATCTGCTCAGTTGATCCGTCGGGTCGTGGCTCGGATGAAACAGCAGCAGCTTATATCTCCCAGCGTAACGGTTACTTGTACTTGCATGAAATGCGAGCTTACAGAGACGGGTACTCCGACAAAACACTTCTCGATATTCTAAGAGGTTGCAATAAATATAAAGCCTCTAAACTTCTTATCGAAACTAACTTCGGTGACGGTATGGTCGCTGAACTCTTCCGGAAACATATGACACAAGGGAAGATGGCTATAGATATTGAAGAGGTACGAGCTAACGTCCGTAAAGAGGACCGTATCATCGATGCACTAGAACCTGTCATGAACCAACATCGCTTGGTTGTTGACAGAGGTGTCATTGAATGGGACTTCTCCTCTAATCCTGATGCTGCTCCTGAAGAACGACTCCTCTATATGCTCTTCTATCAGATGAGTAGGATGTGTCGTGAGAAGGGTGCAGTTAAACATGACGACAGATTAGACTGTCTAGCTCAAGGTGTTAAATACTTCACAGA